CAAGTATAATTCCCTCTACCGCGTATTTCGCAGAAGCCATAGCAGTTACTTTTACGATACTGCCTACAAGTCCGCCTTTAGTTGTGCCGTTCATAGTGATAACGTCGTTAGACGCACCTGAAATAAACGTTTTACCTGTTGCGTCATCTTTACCAGTATAAACACCACCAACAAACTTATCTGTTCCGTCAGTTAGTATGTCCATATCTGTTGCAGCAGTTTCTACGATAAATATAAAAGTAGCTCCCAGATTGTTAGTTTGATTTGGATCGTCATCTCGTCCAGGGGCTGTTGCAACGATAGAAGGTAAAGTAAATTTACCGTCTGCGTCATTACACGTTAATACTTTGCCTGCATGAGAAGCTACCGTAAGTGAAGTGTCAGCAGTAAGGCTAACTACATTAGCATTACCCGCTGATATAAAACCAGCTAATGATTTTACTGGACCTGAAAAGGTTGATTGTGCCATAATTTTTTCTCCGAAAAAATAAGTCCTACCGTCTTGGCGAGTCTGCTAGGTCAGTCTGTAGGACAATTTACTCCTAGTTCGTTTTTTATTCTATAGTATAAAGTTCAAAAAAGAAAGGGAGCCGAAGCTCCCTTTCAAGTTCACGTAAATGGAACTACGCTCCTGGTGAGCCAAAAATGCCTCTCCAGTCACTCCAACCAAAGCTGTAACGCTCTCTAGCCTTGTATCTTACGTTACCAGTTTCGAAGTCTCCTTCCATGCTGGTAGATACGGCAGTTCTAACGAAGTGTTTAAGTCCGTTAGGAACGTCAGTTTTGATAAAGAAAGCATCAGTATCTGTTAGATAATGATTAACAACGTAGCCTTCCGCAATCATTCCCATGTTGCGAATTGCATTGATGTCATTATCTGAAGTACCAACTCTTCCTGGAGTTTCCATAAGCCTATCGGCTACGAATTGCAAAGCAGGCGGAATAATAAGTTTCCTAGCCTGTGCGTTGACCTTGAGATTCCTCTCATCTTTAAAGCCTGCGATATCAATCAAAGACTGTTCAAGAGAGGTTTCGTTAAGGTCTGCAGCTGTAGACAGCTCATTCGCAAGATCCACGTTCGCAACGGTTGGATGGTCTGTAGCGCAAAGCTCTTTTCCATCACCGCCAACATAAGATGAACTAAAAGCATTGTTAAGAACGTTAGCCGCTTTAACTTGCTTTGTTTGTTGCATCGAACGTGCTAGTGCTCTCGTGTAACGAGAAGAAAGCGTATCGTAGAGGTTATCTTCGATTGCTTCTTCTGTTAGCGCGAACGCTAGTGCGATTGTTTCATGCGAATAACGAGCAGTCCACGATTCCTGTGCAGTATCATAGATGACAGCAGCGCCTTCACCTTTAACAGGTGCTTCCCCGAAACCCGTCAACATTACTTCTTCCTCAAAAGCTCTTTCAGAACTTTCAGTGTCGAAGATGTCTTCGTGTTCGTTATTATACCTTTCGTACTCTAATCCAAAGAGAGCATGAAGTCCAGGGACAAGTTCTTTTACGAGTTGTGCTCTGTTTATAGCCATGTTATTCTCCTAATTAGACTGCGAATGTATTAGTTGGGAATGTGAAGAGTCCACGTGCATATGCTCCTATAGAGTTACTAGGAGTGTCCGCGAAACCGACACATAAAGCAACACCACTCGAAGTAGTTGCAGTAACTCCCTCTTTCGACCTACCGTTGGTTGAAGAACCTGCGGTTGTTGAAAGAGTGTACTTATTGCCGATAAAACTTACTGCTGGAGTTCCAGCGGTAAATTGAGCTTCGTAAACGATACCAGGATCGTTATAAATCAAAGCCTCAGCGTCTGCACTACCTTGTGTGGCTGTACTTGCTGTCCATACTTTAGAAAACGTAGGTGTCCCATCAGACGCGGTGTAAAATACACCGTAAAATACCCCTATAGGAGTGTCTGTCGCGCCTGCTTGTTGAACATAACCACTAGAAAGAGTAACTACGTCACCGCTATAAATAGCTGTTCCGTAACCACTAGCGATTCTCATCTCTGCAGGACGAATGACACCACCATACATGTGGTATGCGGGTGTAAAACCATCAGGTTTATCTGTATTAGCCATAATAATCTCCTATTATTAATACAAGTTACGATTCGTCGGAAGTTTTCCTACTACCAAATTCAACCTTAGAAGACCGTTGGATATCACTATCCTTAATAGGCATTCTAGGGTCACTTTCTCGCATATAGTTCTGATCCACTCCTTGCATTGCGTCTTGTGCTTGTTTTTGAAAATAAGCATTACGCTCTGCTGCAGTTTCTACTGGAACTTTAGCGAGTATTAATCCTCCAACCCCAATGACTCCTTTGTGAGAACCATTTTCGATAGTCGGCGCTTCAAAATCAGGATAATCTTCTGCTCTCACAGGTTCATATCCTTCTCTAATACGTTTAGACATATTAGATTTATCATCTTCGCCTCGAGTGGCTTCACGAATCCACCTGAATTTGTATCCAGGAGGAGCTTCGGGTGCGTCTAACATAGACGGGGGTTGCCAAGGTTTTCTGCGAGTTTGAGAGACTCGTGTCTCGGCAGATCGTGAGTTTCGATCTGATGCGACTTCTGAATTTTTTATTTCTTCTGTCATTTTATACTCCTTCGATATGCTTAGCATATTCTTCTAGCGGCACGTTGAGTTTTTTCGCTATTGCTACTTGACTCGGTGTCAACTTTACTTTGCGCGCATTTTTCTTCCCACTAGCACCTCTGCTAGAGGCAGCAACCTGTTGCACGGGGGCAGACTGCTCTTGTGAAAATTTATGGGGGAAATTATCTCTCATCTTATTGTCAACCATTTGGTAATATTCATCAGATGTTGGATCAACTCCTTGCTCTACTAATTCTTTATGAACTCCGAAAGCTGCAAAAGTCATCGCTTGATCGTCTCCGAACCATTCGTTCTTTTTAGCCCAAGCCTCTGCTTTAGGGTCAACTTGAGGTTGTTCAGGCTGTAAAGAGGGCTGATAAGATTCAACAGGAACTTCTTGAGCTTGTTTTTGTTCCCTAATTTGCTGCTGAGCTGCCAAACGTCTAAGGTTTTCAGCTTCAGCGCTAGCTCTTGAAAGTTTTTCAGTAGCGTCTGCAATCGCGTTCGCATCACCTGCATCTTGTGCCTCTTTTAAAAGTATTTTCGATTTATCAATATCCGATTGTACTCTATTATCGTACTCTTTGAAAAGGGAAGAATCGGAATTCTTTAATTTTTCTTTCAAAGTAGTATTGTTTTCGGTCATACTTTGAGCATAATTAACAGCTTCATCTCGCTGTCTTTCTGCCTCTCTCATTTTATAAGTTAGCTTATCAATTCGTTTCTGTACAGAATCGCTGATTTGGTCTAACTCGTCTTTTTTAGATTCTTGCTGAGCAGTTGTTTCTTCTACAACCTCTACAGCAGGGACATCTCCTTCCCCTTCGGGAAGTTCTAATTCGATGTCTTGATTTTCTGCTTCTTGTTGCATGGTTTCCTCCATGTGGTTAAATTATGATAAAATTGCTTCGGGATCTTCAATAGTTGCTAAAATCTCATCGTCGTTTAAAAGTCGCATATCGCCACCTTCAATTTGAAAACGAGCTCCAGCATATCTGCCAAAAATAACCCAATCACCTTTTTTACACCAAGGACCTTCAGGAAACTTGTGTGGATCGCTATAGGCATCTGCGCCCATTGCAACCACATAGCCAACAACTGTAGCAATTCTTTCTTTGTCTAAAGTTTGTTTAGCTAGGTAAATTCCACCTTTGGTTTGCTCGGGTAAAGTAAAAGGTAATATTAAGACACGATAACCCGTTGGTTTGGGTAACTTGTCTGCATGAGAGTCTAAATTGTCAACTGTGATTTCTTGAACGGGATCAATAGGGATCTCGTCAACATCGGTGCTGCCAAAATTAGCTACTCGGTCTGGAACAGTTTTAGTCATATGCATCCTCCATATTAGAATGTAGGGTTTGAATTTCCTGTTCAACGAAAGTCAAACCTGCGATTTCGCCAACTACTCTTTGGTATTGCTCAAAATTCTCAACACCACCGCCAGCCAACGTTTGCGAGAGAGCTTCTTTCCTCTCTCGGATTTTACGAAGCAAATGCTCCGTTGCAACGATATAGTCCATTAATTACTTAATAGAACGATACCAAAGAAGACCTTTAGTCTGCCCGTAAGCTGCTTTTACTTTAGCTTTTTCAGGCTCATCAAGACACTCCCCCGCTTCTACAGACTCTATTTTAGTCATATCTTCTACGCTAGGAAAACTTGGCGCAGGCTTTGTTTTCTTAGGCGAAGGCGAAGGGTACTTGTCATTATCGTAATAATCACGCATTACTTTTCTCCATTTGTAGTTCGAGTATCTCGAACGGTTTTAACTAATTCAGTATAATTCTTTTCCGCGTCTCTTTTTGTTTTCTGCTCAAGTTCTTGTAAATCAATCGCCGCTTTCGTGTCTTCTTTTCTAGCATCTGCTTCGATTTTCTCACGTTTAACTTGTGCGTCAAGTTCGGCTTTCGCCATTTCGACTTCTTTATCACGCATATCTTCTTGTTCTTTTTGCATTAACTGATCACGCTCTAATTGCAACTGTTGCTCGAACATTTGTCGTTGCGGATCTTGTTGTGCCATCATTTGTGCTTGCGCCATTGCTTGAGCTTGACCTGTGACTTGTTGTGTTGCAGCAACAGCTGCCATCGCAATTTCGTTCATCATTTCTGGTGGCATCGGCTCGTCTAACGGTGGCAATGGTTGACCAAGTGCTTGTTCAATTTGCAATTTATACAGCATTGCTTGTCGTTCTTGTATATTTGCACTAATCGCTTGACCCGCCGCTGGATTTTGCTGTACCATCGGATTTTGTAAAAATGCGGAGTGAGATGCGATATATGCTTCTTGATTTTGGAAATCATAGGCTTTTATCGGATCACCTGTTAGTGCTGAAGTTTGTTCACTAATTGGATCTCTTGGCGGTACTTCTTCCTCAGGTGGAAGAACGGCATCAATGTCTTTAATGTTTAAAGCAATATACATTTTACGATACGCTTCTCGTAAATCATGTAATTCAGGTGCAGATTGCGCCATTTGTAGTTGTGTTTGCGCTAAAGTAATTCTTTGTGTCATACTGAAAATATTTGGATCACTTACAGGAATAACGTCTACACTGTTGTCAAAATCTTCTTTAAACACGTTTTCAGAAGCGCCTTGTACTTGATACGGATATTCAGGCGGTAAAAATTCACCAAATACTCTTTTTAGAATTTTAAACTCGCAACGTTGCGCGTAATGCAGTCTTTTATGAATTGCGGACATTACCCGCTGTCCTTTTTCCATCAAAGCAACCGTTGTCCCTACGGGCGCTTCGGAATTACCATCTCCTGTTGGATCTTCTATCGTCGCGGCAAATCTTTTGCCTGAATCAACTAAAGAACCCAATAACGCGGTTAAAGTGTTGCTTGGCTCTTTATACGGAAGCGGTAAAAACGAATCTGCAAGTTTTCCTCCTGGAGCGTCGACATCTCGCCATTCTCCAGGCTGTAACGGATCATCATGACGTTGAATGTTCAATCCTCGTGATTTAAAACCCGCTGGAAGGTTAGAAAGTGTGCCTGCGTCAATTAATTGACGTAAAATCGCAGTAACAGACTTAGTTAGTCCGCCCATCATGTGAATTAAGCCAAATCCGTAGAATCCAAGTCCTGGAAGAAACTTATAATGCGTAAAATGCTCAATTTTCTTGCGCATCGGGTCGTTTTCGTCGTAATTTGGACGAATTGAGAGTATCTCGTTGTTATCTTTGCAAATTGTTACGATATAAGGCAGTCCAATACCCGTTTCTTCGCCATTATCGTCTGTATCTTCGTAACCCGCGATATCTAAGTCAACATGCATTTCTAAAAGTGTGTATTCTTCATCAGAAACAGTACGAGTTAGTCCTTGAAGCTCATCAATCTTCGCATCTACCTCTGTATCTTCTATGGATCCCGAAGGAGACATCATATCTATGTCTCGATAGAACCCAGACATTTGTAATTTGCGTAATTCGTTTTCAGTCATTTGAATAACGTGGGTTATTCGTGGAGAAGTTAGTAAATCAACCGCATAATACGGAACAACTAAATCTTCTGACTTAACAAAACGTGCTACAGCGCGTCCAACTGCAGGATCATAATAAATTTTCTTAAATGCGGAACCCGATAGCGGTAAATAAAACAAAAGCTGATCCATTTCAGGATCGTATTCTTCCATTTTATAAGTAATTTGATAATTCATGAAGTTTTTAACACGATTTGCTTTTTCTAACTTCGCGTCGTCTGTCATTCCTAAAACTTCTGTGTCAACAGGTCCACCTGCTGGCAACATTTCTTTGTAAGCCTGCGCTTGAAACTGAGTTACCGCTTCAGCAAGTATCGGATGATGAACCCCTGAAGCACCAATAAACGGTTGTGATCTTGAATCTGCGTTTATTCCTAATAAATCAAGTCCTTCGGTATATGTTTGAAACCAATCGTCTCGAGAATCAAGGTCATCTTCGAAAGAAGCAATTAATTCATTAGATATTGTAAATAATTCACGATCATCTAGGGATTCTGCTATGTTTTCACCAAACTTACTTGTTGTTTGATCGGGCATATCGCTGCCCATAACAACCGTTCCATCAGGTTGAATAAAAACTTCCGTCTCTTCTTCAGGCTGATCTATAATCTCGAGTTCAATTTCTTCCTCCATTGGAGAAAGTACGGATAAAGGTTGTTGTTCAATAGCCATGTCTGTAAATCATACCTTTATTTTATTAATAATAAACTCTTTCCGTTGGATAATATTCTTCAGGCTCATAATAATCGCTTGTAAGTTGTAAAAATCCACCTTCTCTGAATCTTGCCAATGCTAAAGTTGTTGCATCTACTAAATCGTCGTGTTCGCCTCCAGGAAAATCACTGACTTCTTCCATCAATTCTTCGCCCCAACGATTATCAGGCACCCAAACACGTCCATCTTGGAATATTGGGGACACTGAATTTAGTCTGGCTATTTTATCCTGTCCTTTTCCTGGAGAAAAAGTGTTTACGGGAATACCTACCCGCCGTAATTCTTGGACCAACGGTATACCGCTGGCTTTTGCCTCGACAATTACTGTATCAGGTTCCCAAAATTCGTACAATCTTAACGCTTCTGCTTTTAGTTCGGGGAAATCGAATCGTTCTTTTATGCAATCAATTAAAATCAGATGCGCTTCGTTACCTGTGTATAGTTCTTCGCCAATTTTGCCTTCAGGGTACCAAACTCCCCACGTTGTGATTGCAGTAAAGTCGGCTCTTTCGCTTTTTAGGAAAGCCGTATCGTATGATTGAATAATGTAGTCGCACTTTGGAGGTTTTTCTTCTTCCCAAACCATAAACCAATCTTTTGGAATAATTGATATTCCCTCACCTGTTGGTCTTTGCATGTACTGCGCCGCCCATTTTGAAGGACTAACGGAGGCTTTTATGCTTTCAAGTTCTTCTAATTTCCAATACTCTTTCCAAAGAGGGTTGCCGCTAGGGAGTATCGCAGGAAATTCGATTACTTCCCACTGATCTGCGCCCTGATCTTGTGCCATTTTCTTAATTAATCTGCCTGTCAAATCTTTTTTAGACCATCTTGTCATCACAATTACGATCGCACCTCCTGGTTGTAGCCTTTGTCGCGGACCCGCCATAAACCACTCATATGCTTCTTCCATCGCTTTATCGGACATCGCGTCTTGCTCTGAATGCGGGTCGTCGATAATAAACAAATCCGCTCCCCTACCAGCAAGTGCTCCCCCAATACCTGCTGCATAGTATTCCCCACCTTTGTTTGTTAGCCACTTACCCGCCGAACGGCTGTCCGCTTTTAGTTCTGTTTCAGGAAAGAGTTCGTGATACTCTTCTCCGTCGATCAAATCCCTAACCTTACGACCAAAGTTGATTGCTAAGTCGGCGGTGTGTGTTGCTTCGATGATTTTTAGTTTCGGATTCTTTCCCAAAAGGTACGCGGGGAATAAATGCGAAGCAAATTCAGACTTCGTATGACGTGGCGGCATATTGATGATTAAGCGTTTTAGTTTACCACTTGCTATATCGTCAAAAGCCTTTGCCATCTTCTGATGGTGATCGCCCGAAATAAACTCGCCCCAGATTGATTTTACAAAATCTAAAAAAGTTCCTGTGGCTTTTTCTTGAAACTCGCGTTTTTCGAGTTCTTCTAAAAGAATCGTAAATTCTTTCGCTTCAGCTTTGTTGAGATAAGAAAGATCGATGTTTTTT